GTTGGAACCTGCCCGGGACACCACATCCGTTCTGCTTCACGGGAAGAGAAAGGAAGAGTGATCAGTGCCCCTGTCTACAGACACAATCAGTTTGAACACCAATATAGACCAATTATACATCAACCCACGCAGGGTGTTGACGAGCTAGATAGCCAACGTAGTCCATTGGAGTACTGAGTGCTGAGGCCTGAAGACAGCCACGAGGGTCTTTATTGTTTGCCCAGAAGAGGCTCTTGGTCCTCCGGTTTCGGAGGGTCAGGTTTCGGAAAGGAAGGTTGAGGTGGGTAGACTAACTTGTAGCCACCCTCCGGAAACCGCTCCGTGTTTGTGACCTGGAAGGCGTTAAATAGGTGTGCAGTAGGCTGGACGAAGTCAATATCGTATTCGATGAAGACTTGGCCCTTGATCTGGATACCGGCTGCTCCCCCGACGGGAGAGGTTTGGATCACCAGAGCACCCGCGTAATGAGTGTTATAGTCCGAGATTGTAACACCTGCACCAGTATAGAGCCACTTTGACATATTGTGGATTTCATTACTGGTGAGGGTGATACTAAGGGGGTTGTCACGGGGAATACCGGTCCCACTCCAAAGAGGAGCAGAGACGGACTTGGACATCTGAAAGATGGCCTGATCCTCAGAGGCAACCTGCCAGTTGACAACATCGGTGGACTCTGGCAGATAAGCCACAGTCGCCATGCCTGTCGTGGTTGTCGGACAACTACTAGCTACGAAGTAGCGCATGTAGTTAACTCTAAAACGGGAATAGCTTGTTGCAATACGTGCTAACCACGGAAAGTAGCTAAAGCTACCACCGATACTGACGAATCCTTTTGAGGTGGCAACGCCATCTGTAATTAGATTGTCAATCCGGTCAGTGAAGTGCACGCGAACACCATCCTTCGTAGGGGTCATGGTACGAGATTGGAGTGTAATGTGACCACCAGTAGCACTGGGGGCATTGACACTCTTACCTCGAGGAGTTTTCCTACTAACGGACCCACCCTTCCTTGAAGGGTTGGGAGCATTCTTCTTCTTATTATTATTGTTGGGCATCTTTCTTTCTTATAAACTCCTTAATTGATGCATCCGTAAGGATGGACCATTTCGTGTCGTAGAGAGGCCTCCTGGTCTCTCGTTTCGCCTCAGGGCGAGACCTCACGCAAATTGGAGTTGGTAGGGGGGGGAGATTTCCTCTTCATAATCATAAATGGTTCCTCTACGACGATGGAACCACTGCCTCCGTTCCTCGGACCACGTGTTGGTTAGAATGGACTCCAATGCAGAACCACCAAGAATATTCAACGATGGATTCTTCTGAAGGAAACGGTTAAACCGTCGCCGTCCGAAGATTATCGAATGTTTTTCACTAGTGGGAGAGACGATCCACTGTCTCATCTGCATAAGGGGCAAGGAGTAACCACCACCACGAGAGTACGGGTCCTTAAGTATTCTTTCTGGCACAAGTACGCGATCGGGAACACCCCAGGTTAAGAATTTATCCTGGAGTTCGATCTCTTTCTGGAAGAGAGTCTCAATGGCTGAATAATCAGACCGAGTCCCCTCCCAGATGGAGAAGAGTCCCTTGCGATGTGCCTCCATATGTCGAAGTTGGTATCGGGTGTACCCCTTAAAACAGGGACCTATAGGTAGGCCCATGTTGCCCAGACTTTTGGGCCCAAAGAGGCTCCCCGGAAACGAGGAAAGAAGACGTTCGTAGCGATGGCGTACCAATGCTAGAGCTGCCCTTTGAGATCCCTCAGGAACACCCTTCCAGAATTCTGTAAGAATTCCAGAGAGTTGTTCAATTGGAAGGATCTGTTTCCCTTTATCGTCGTAGAACTCCTGGGCATAGCCCAAGAGACCGACATTCGGGACAGAGATACGCTCTAGGCGATTGGTGGATTTACTCCAGAGGTAAACCTCTGAATTGATCATGGCCATATCGCGAGAATAGTAATTCTTTCCAACCGATTTCTTGAGACCAACATTCTTTGTATGGATCTCCCATTCTCTGTATTCTCTGGGTGACGCTGCAAAGAGGACATCATCCCCATTGACTCTAATGAATCGATCGGGGGGGAGGGCCATGCAGCTAACAGCCTTATTGATGAGACAGAGTAGGGGAAAAGAAAGGATATGACCCATCATCTGCCCACGGCAGACCGGAATGGCAGACCATTCAAGACTATCACCAATGGTCTCAATCTTGTGGTCCACACCTCGTTCATCCTTCCGATCAAGTTCGGTTACAAAAGTGGAGTCACCATCAGCTGGAAATCTAGCCCCTCCGAAGGGACTATCATTCAAGCGACCTCGGGCATTAGCTTCGAGGAAAGTGGCGACACCCAGGCTTCCGGGTTGGGACATCTGTCCTGCCCTGAGAAGAACCAAATAGATCGAGTTGAAGGAATAGGGAACAAAACGGGAAAATAATCCTTCCAGATATGACTGTCCGTACTTTCGTACAAGACGGTCTGGAAAGATGAAATCCGTATGTTCAACCATGAGGCGAGAGACATAGTCAGTGTAATGTAGGTGAATACGGTCAGTAGCTGCTTCATAGTCTCCTGA